TCGCGGCTCGGCAGGTTCTGGAAGTTGACCTTGTCTATACCTGACCAGCGCCCGGTGTGTGCGCCGTAATACTTCAGGGGGATGGGAATCAATCCGTGGTTGCGTTTAGCGATGTCACGGAATCGCTCGATGCGCTTGACCTCAAGCGTGGATTTAGTGCCCAACCGCACCGCGCACAGTTGTTGAATGAATGGGTCTTCATGTTCAGTCAGCGCAATGAACCCTTCATCCTTCTTGGCAAGGGCAGGGACATCCTTTTTCTGCTTCTCGCTATGCTTCATGGGCACAGCGATGTCGAAGCTTTTTAATACCGCCGCAAACTTGTTGTTGCTAGAAAGTTTCTCACGAACTTCTTCCTCTGTTGTGGCGCCCAACCGTTCCATCAGAGACGATAACAATTCTGATTTCTCTTGCGCCAGCGCGGTCAGGCGTTCTTCCAACACGCTTTGGCTTATTTCCAGAATCGGGTGCGTGAACATCTTCAACGTCATGTCGATCAGGTGCAGCTCCTCCATCGGAAAGTCTTTCACCATGATTTGAAACAGTTGATACGTCAGACGTACGTCATTCTTGCAGTACTCACCGTATTGCGCCAAGTCATCGGGCGTGAAGTCCAAGCGGTTCTTGTTAATAGCCGCCGCAACCTCTGTTCCTTTTTCCCCTATGTTGTAGCGCGTTGCAAGTTTGCCGAGCGAACCACCAACCTCCACACCATGCAATGCTCTTGCCATAGATAGGGTGTCCAGCCAGCCCATCGGCTTGACCTTGAAATGCCATGCGAGGATCGCTCCATCAAACAAGGTGTTGTGGGCAAGCACCAGACTATTCTTCCAGTCAAACTGCTTGAACCACACCTTGATTTGATTGCGGGTTCCAGAGAACCAGACAGGTTCTCCGTCACCCACTTGAACAGCGACACCGATGACTTCAAACAACGGATCACGCACGTACTCCTCCGTGGTCTGGGTACGGAAACCCAAGCCCTTGTCGTTGTAATACGTCTCAAAGTCTACGGTGATTATGTTCATTGACTCATCCATCCTGCGAAGGGACACTTTTTCTCTTCACTCTCACGTACACGGCGGTATGCGCGATAGCGGTTGATGTTGGATAACTTTTCCCCCTGCATCAGTTTGTCAAACTCTTCCCGCGCAACCATATGGTGGTGCAGTTTGAGTGGGCGCTCTGTGAGGGGTGTCAAGTGTACCAGCGGTTGTTGAAACATCAACTTGTGCTCGATAGGTGTATGCCCTCTTGCAAACATGATGTTCACGTTCAAGGAATACTGATACTTGAACTCGGTGATGCCCGGCAAAAGAATCATGTCATTGGGGCGGGGATAGCTCCACGTTGGTTGCTCCCACATCCACATGATGTCTTCTTTGCACTTTGCCGCCCAAGGGTTGCTCATCTTGATATGGCAATAGTGCGTTTCAGGCAGGTATGAACCTCTAAGCATCTCAGGGTGTTGAGATACATGGGTTGTGTTATCCGAGAACGCCGCCTCAAAGAACGGATCGCCCACCGCGCCAGTGCGACAGATAAAGTCAGACCACAAGGGCTGGACAAACCCATGCTTGTAGTAGTCCACAAACCCCATGCAACGCCGCATGGTTGCAGTGGGGAAGATGCTACCTTGTAGTGGAATCTCTGTCTTCAACTCCTTCCACCAATCAGGATAGAACTGTGCCGCAAGTTTTGGTTTAGCGGCGTCGTAGATCATTTGACGGCAGGTGAACAGGTCAAGGTTCACTGGCTTGTGCTTGAATAGGAAAATCATCTGTTGAACCATTTCTGATTGTTGCGTTGTTTGTATGCCTTGGAGCGGTTATCCTTGGCTTCTTGCTCACGTTTGACGGCGGCAAGCTCCATCTCAAGCATGGTGTTTTGTAAACGGATGCGGTTTAACGTCACTTGATCCGCGCGTTCCTCCACCCATTCAAGGTTGCCTAGCGCGTTAGTGCCATGCTCAGTTCTGTAATCATGATACGCGCTATCGAATGCTTGATTCAAGGATTGTTGTGCGGAGTCCCACCACACTTTCTGTACTGCGCCACCGGGCTGTTTAGGTACTGCTTGTCCGTATGCCGAAATCTGACCGGGCTGAAGCCTGCCTGCTTTGGCGAACTTTTCCTGTGCATGATTCAGGCGCTCTGCGTTGGCGATCTCATCCATGATCTTGGCGTTCAGCTCTTTGCGTCTGACTTCCTTGACCTTCTTGTTGAGCAGCATCAAGTCTTCTTCCTCAAGAAACTGCGGTCCGTTCTTGGCGATGTCTTGCATGACTTCAGCCCATCGGTACGCTAAGTCTCCAAAGAATTCTTCAGGGTGCGAGTCCATTCGCTCGATCAATACTTTAATTCCGTCTAGCATTTCTAGCTCCTTTGGCAAGGACAAACCCCTTCATAGGGACACTGTTCGTTGGCTCGTCATAGAACACGCGATCAGACAACGCTTTGTCTTTGTCGTCATAGAACTTGCTTGGACATAGATCACGCACTGTGACGATTGCTCTCTCGACAAAGTCAAGACGTTTTTCACGCGCCGCATCCATCAGGATTCGTTGAGCATGGATGGGCAGAAGGTTGTGTGTTGGTGTGATGTATTTCATGATTACTCCATCGAGTTGATTTCACGTTGCAGATACCACAAAGCTTTGGCAAGGTCTTGCTTGCGGTTGCCCTTGAGGTCGGCGCGGGTGATGTACTTCACCACGTTGCCCAGGTTGTAGTTGAGCTTCTTGGCTTCGATGAAGTCAATCGTCTCAATCCCGCCCGCTTTGTAGTGCGGCGGGTGGTTAACCGGATCGGGTTGCGGTTCGATCATCTCGATCATCGGGCCAGCGGCTGACATCAGCGCCTTGCCAGTAATGGGGTGAGTTCTATGAACCACAGTGGGGGTCAGCGTTTTCTTCGCCTTTCGCGCGTGGTGCTGCACCTGATAGACGTAGTCACGGGAGACACCTACAGCTTCAGCAATCTGCTGGGGCGTGTGATTGGGGTGTTTCAACATGTAAGCGCGGATGCGTTTTGCGTTGTTAGTACGTCGAGCCATTTCATTCTCCTTCGTTGTGGACACAAGTTTTAACCGGGCACCAGCCACGGCACGTAAAGTTGGGTTTGGCATTCCAGATGTTGTTTTCCACCGAGGCTTGCAACTGCCCAACCTCTGAGAACCACGGGCCCCACAGTTCTTCCTGTGCTTCCGCATGGTAGTCAGCCTTCACAAAGTCATCAGCGAACAGGAACATCAAGCCCGCCTTGACTTTCTTAACTTGAGGGAAGTGCTTAAAGATCGCAAGCGACACCACCTCTAGTTGTTTCAGGTCTGCATACTGGCTTTTCTTGCCAGTCTTGTAGTCGATAGTCAGGGCACGATCACCCTGCAGAATGATGATGTCGGCAATGCCACGCCACCACACGTTCTTGTCGAAGAACCCGCACGGCTTGAGGTCTTGCGTCAGACCCAGCTTGTTCTCGCACAGCTTTTCCCCCTCGATGTTGCGCACCGACTCCAACGCGGCTTCGATCTGCTTGTACTTCTCTGGCACAGGTGCGCCCTTGGACACGTAGTTCTCGGCAATCTTGTGAATCTCGTTGCCAAACAGCATGGCCTCGCTCTGCGGTTCCGTTACGTCCTTGGCCACCTTGAGGTGGTAGTACTTCTTGGGGCACTGCTGAAACAGACTCAGCGTGCTGTACGACCATGCGATAGGTTTTGTCATTGTGGTTCCTTCGTTAAAAAATCCAACCAATCCTGAAGCGGTTTAAGCGCCATATACTCATGTGGCTTCAACCCACCCCAACGTGTTACTCGGATGCAGTCTCGATCGAAGCGCATGACAAGCTCACGAGCCCGTGCATGACTGACGCCCATCTCCGCCCCGATCTTTGCGTAGGTAAGGCCGCTCATACGCAATGACCCAGCCCGCATAAATCGGGCCCGAGCACTCTCCGAAATTTGTTTAACAGTCGCCATAATTCCTCGCCATACCAGACTCACAGTTGAGGGGAATATCCGGTGCCCACTTGGGCGGGGTACGCATGCAGTCTTCGATGAACGCCCGTGCCTCATGGGCTTCATCTTCAGGCACCACGCAAGCCACAGCGTCATGCACAGTCAGCACTGGGCGATACCGCTGGGAAATGAGGATCATCTGCTCACCGATGATGCAACGTGCCACGGCTTGGCACAGGTTCTCAGCCACCTTGCCACCATAGATTTTCTGGATGCCCATCTTGGTCTTGTAGGTGAAGTCGCCGTTGTTGTGCCGTTGCAGTTCGGGGTAGTTGAGATGCAGGCCGTTGGGCAAGCGGATGCCGGTAAACAGTGTCAGACTCAACACACCGCGCATGTCCACCTCCGACTCTACGTTATGAATCATGCGGTCCAGCACCATACCCAGCATGTTCCACCAAGCGGCAATCCGACTGTTAGCCAATCGGTAGTGCTTAATGATGTGTGAGCACGTGTCGTGGTCTACCACTTTACCCATCGCGGCCAACTGACGCTGGAACTTGATCGCGCCCATTCCGTACCCGCATCCGAGCACAGTGGTCTTACCGATGAACCGCTCCTCCGAGGTAACATCTTTGTCAGACTTGCCATAGATCAAGCTCGCCATGTACCTGTACACATCCTGCTTAGTAGCAAAGAGATGCAAGATGTCATTCTGACCTGCCAAGTACGCCAGCACACGGGCCTCGATCTGGGATGAATCGCAGTCGATGATGACGTGACCCTTGGGGGCAATGATGCACCGCTTGAGTTTCCCGCCCTGCTCGCCCCGGCTCGGTAAGTTCTGCAAGTTCACCTTGTCTGACCCACCCCACCGACCGGTGTGTGCGGCGTAGTATTTCAACGGAATAGGAAGACGACGTAAGGCGCCTGCTATGTGCCCACGACGGGAGATGTCAATAAACCGCTCAGTCCTCGTCTCTTCCAGGGTTGACTTGGCCCCCAGCCGCGCGGCCACCAGCGCCTGCACGATCTCGTTGGGGTGCTCCTGCAACAACAGAAAGTCCTGATCCGTCTTGGCAAACGCAAACGTCTCCTTGCCAGTGGCAGGGCTGATCTTGGTCGGTGGCTCCACGCCATGCGACCTCAGCAACTCAGCAAACTGTGCGCTACTGTTGAGAATCTCTTTCGTGATGCCCGCTTCGGTGAACAGCTTTTCCTTGCGCTCCCGCACCTCCCGCAAATGCTCCTCCAACCGCTCGGTATCCAGCTCCAACATGGGGTCGCTGTACATGCGGATCGTCAGGTCAATGAGGCGCTTCTCCACAGTGGGGAAGTCCACGTTCATGGTCTGGTACAGGTCGTACGTCAGGTTGACGTCGTTCTTGCAGTATTCTCCGTATTGATGCAACTGCTCAGCCGGGAAGTCCTCACGCCGCAACCCACGTGCGTCCTCAACCTCAGTGCCTTTATGGCCTAACCCGAAGTGCTCGGCCAGCACCGCCAACCGCCCGCTGATGGTCGTACCAAACAGCGCACGTGCCATAGACAGCGTATCGAGCCACGCCTTGGGTTTCTGTCCGAAGACCCAGCTCAGAATGGCCGCATCAAACATCGCGTTATGGGCTAGCACGAAGTGGTTGTCCCAATCGTACTGGGCCAGGAATTCGGCGGTCTCCTCCAGTGTCCCACTGAACCATTCGGCAGGCTGATCGTTAACCTTGACCGCTACCCCGATCACTTGGAACTCGGGGCTACGCACGTACTCCTCCGTCGTGAGTTTCGTCAGCGAGAACTCACGCGAATAGAAAGTCTCGAAGTCAATAGTTAACACGGGCACCTTCCGCTTTTGCCTGCGCCGCATATAACCCGACATTCGCCCTACCCAAATCGCTCTCGCACTCGGCGTACGCTTTATCAAAGTGCTTGCTCAGGATGCGCATCGTATCGCGTTGGATTTCCTCCGCTGTAAGCACAC